GAAACCAAGGGTAGGTGCAGCTAACGACAAAGAGTATATGCTATACTTTGAAGAACAAGATGGCTTGTTCTATATATACAAGTAGATTTATTATCTTTGTGTTAGACAATGACAGAGCAACAGATACAGGCAAAAAGAATTAAACAATTAGAATCTGAGGGTTACTATGTCTTAAAATTAGTGAAGACTAATAAGAATGGAATACCTGACATCCTCGCAATACCACCTAATTCAAATGTAATCTTTAGTGAGGTCAAGACACCTAAAGGTAAGGTATCAGAACTGCAAAAATATAGGTTAAAAGAATTAGAAAAATATGGATTTACTACTGAAGTATTTAGAGGGTAGCAGTTTTTATGAGATTGAGGATTGGTTTTACAATCAACTTGGATTATACTCTCTTGAAGACTCATCCCATATAATAGCACAGACACTTGCCGTAGTAGATTTTTTACCAAACCAAAATGGTTGGACCCAAGAAGTAGCAGGAGTAATTAAAAATGAAGAGCCTATCTTTTTTGTTGTAGAATATCTAAAGCAAGAAGGAGATATGCCAATACTTATAGACTTAAATGAAATAGAACTTGAAGAATACTTAGACTTCATAGACCATAAACAATCAATCAAATCATATATAGATGAACACACAAGAAACAATGAACCCGGAATACGAAACGATATTCTTGAAAGAGGAACAATTCAATCACTTAAGGGTGGTGGTTAAAACAATATTAGGAGTAGACGTAAGGAAAGAAAGAAAACGCTATCACAATATTGTAAATGCTAAAATAATTTACTCTCAAATCTTACACGAAGCAGGGTATGGTTGTAGTATCATAGCTAAGTCTATGATTATGAATCACGCTACAGTACTTCATTACTTTAGAAAATTCCCGTGGTATGTAAAAACAGACGTTCAGCTTCGTAATAATTACGAGAAGTGCAAGTCAGAGTTTAATAGAGTTTATGACCCTATTTATTATTTGACAGAAAATGAACTAAAAAAAGAATTAATTTCTTTGAGAATTGAAAAAGAAAAGCTATCTTCGGAATTAGAAAAGTTAAACGCTATTGTGACTGAGGCTGAGGTAAAATCAGAAAGGCTAAAACCTCTATTCGATATGGTCGAACAAAGAACAAGGGTCGGCACAGAGGAAAATATAATTCACAGGCTAAATCAATTCTTCAATGGTGTATACAATAGATGAAATAGAAAAAATAATATCATACAAAACTTGGTCTGTTAAAAAGAAAACAGATAAGTTGCTTCAAATGGATTGCAGTATGTATTGCAATCTCGGCACAGACTCAACGAGATTAGAAAAGCGTGAGGTTCGAGCCATATCAAGAAAAATATACACGGCTATTAAGACCATCAACATTAATATGGGAACATTGTTTTTACAGTCAATGGACTCAAATAAAACAAAACATCCACTATAGAATGCAAGAAGACATCTCAGCGTATGACAAGGAACGTATTGCTCACATCAATTTTTTGATGGATGTCATCAACGACTCCGCTTCTGAGATATATGAATCGTTAGTTGATAGGGATTTTGAAAACCTAAAGCCACAATTAAAAAAACTTCAAGCCTTCTTGAAAGAAATATCTTTATCCATAGAAGATGATATATAACCCTAAGCTTATTAGGGAGGAGGCGGATTTATTTAATTTTATAAAGAATCATTTCATACCCGACTTGATTCCAACGGAACTTCGTAAAAGATACGATTGCTTTTCTGAATTGTACCAAATGGATATTGAGTTAAAGTGCAGACGAAAACATTACCCCACATTACTTATAGAAAAACCAAAGTACAATGCGTTAATGAATAGGTGTAAGGCATATTGCACAACACCTGTTTATATAAACTCTACACCCAAAGGTATTTGGGCATTTTACATTCAAGACCACGATATAGTGTGGGAGAAAAAATATCTCCCAATCAATACTGACTTTGGCAACAATTCAAAAATTATAAAAGAAGTTGGATACCTTGATATAAAAAATGGTATTGATTTACTTTCCATTTAATTTTTCAAGGCATCATTAATTTCGTCTCTAATTTCTTTTTTAATTGCTTTTACTTCTCGTTCAGTCTCATATCCCGGTCTTGATTTACCATACAATTCTTCATACAAATCAGGGTCAATAGCTTTTAATACTCTTTTATCTGAAGCTTTAGTTGATTTTTCCTTACCCTTAGTGCTTTTCTTTTTCGTTCCATATCCCGGTCTGTAAGATGGTGTAACACCTATCGCATCATAAATGTTATCGTCATCAGTATCACCTCCAAGAAGTTTAATTAAACCAATTGGTGCATCAAGTTGCATACCTGAATATATTTCTAACAATACCCTTGCAGCTTTCAGCATACCATCTGAACTTTGAAACTCATCCACATCCTTAAATACTTTTCTTACTACAGATGTAAGAGGATTGACAACATCAGAAACAGGTTTTCTGTCTCCTTGCATTTTAGCTACAAAAGATTCAATACCTGCTCCAATTAACGGTATAGCATATACAAGATTCAAACCTAACGCTGCATCTTTCAAAGCCTTGTATGCTCTTTCTTTTTCTCCATCCTTACCAAAAAGTAATGCAGGAGCATATGACACTGCGGTAAACGCAACGTTGGCTAACGAATAATTCAATGCCAACTTACGAACCTCTTTTCTGCTTATGTTCTTCCAACCTTTAGGACCCTTCATAATGTCTGAAGTAATACTCATTGAGGACTGCATAACATTATTCATCATCAAGAATAAAGAACTACCAAACATAGTAAAACTTCTGTTTAGTGCATCTGTGTTCTGTTGTAGACCCACTTTTTCTGTCGACCTTCTTGACTGTTGTGTAGAGTTGTAGTCGTTGAAGTCTCTTAGTGCTTGGTTTTTATCTACACCATTTCTTATTTGTCTATTATACAAAGCTTTGTACCCAATTACCCCGAGTATATCTCCGGCTACTGTAGTAAATCCTTTTGTTTTTTCAAACCCTCTTTTAAATTTACCTTTTCTCCCTTGGTCTGCTCTTGCCTTTTTAAATGTTCTACCACCTGACTCAAGACCAAGTACGTCTCCTTCTAAACCTTTCTTGATACGAGCATCGAAGGTTGCTGAAAGTTCTCTTGATTCTCTTAAATTAGTTCTAAGCATAATCAAAACCTCAGCATAGTCCTTTAAAAAACCAAGCGTGTCTAATCCCGGTATATATCTTCCTGAAGGAAGTGCATCATATTTTTGCCAAGCAAATATAAATGAAGACATTTGTTTAGGAACCTGCACAAGCTTAAGTGCTAAAGCGAAACCTGTAAATAAACTTTGAAGTTTTGTAACGGCATCATTGCTTTGTACTTGTGGTCCCGAATCGGGATTTATAGCGTAGCTTAACATCCTATCGAACAAAGGTTTAATCCCCGACTCTTTTAATAAGTTTTGGATACCTTGGTCTTGAAGAACTGAATTCATTTCCTTTACTCCCACCGCATAAGCTTTGTACTTTTCCATTGACTGAACGTGGTCTTCCATAGTTTCTGTAAAAGAAAAGTATGGGTCCACATCTCCCGACATATCTGTACGCTCTTTAAGTGCAGGAGAAAACTCAGCAGAAAATATCTTTTGAAATTCTCCTTCAGCAATCATTGCACTTGTAATCTGACCTTTTGAAATAGTTCTTGTAGGGAAATAATTCTCTACATAACCGAGGTTCACATCATTTACTTGAGAGAATACTTGATTTGTTTCTTCAAAATATTTGTTACTTAAAAAGTCAACTGACTGTTCAACTAAAAGTTGGTTGTCTTGCCCTATGAAGTTTTTAATTTGCTCCATATCAAACCCCATCTTCTCAAGCTTTTCACCCTGAACTTCGTTTAAAGACAAAGCATACAATCTCATCGCTTGGTCTTTATTAAATACATCAGTAATTACTTTACCGGTTTTTGTTGTCTCTTTAAAGGTGAGTTCAATAACATCAGTTCCTAAATTATATTTCCATTTAGTCCAATCTGTTTTGTTGGTAGCTTGTGCAATAGCATCCATAGACCCCATAGTTCTTCTAACACCCTGAAGATTTCTTTCATCAAAATCATTTAGTACATTATAGAATTTTTCGGTAAACAAACCTTCTTTATTACCATCAAGCATTCGTGTGAACGTACCAAGATGTACAACATAGTTCTGCATAAACCTTGACACGCTATTGGATGTCAACTTTTTCTGACCATCTTCTTTAAAGGTATCCAAGAAAGCTCGTGCTGCTGACCATAAACCACCTTTCTCAAAAGCTTTTCTAATCGTTTGTCTTTTAGATTTTAGAGCAAGTTCACCAAGAGGATTTCCATTCTCATCGTATAACTGACTGTAATCCTGATTCATTTGCTCATTGAACTCCTTTTGAATCTCTTCAACATTCTTTTTTCTTTGCTCTCTTCTGTTATTAAGATTAGCAATTGACTCGCTTCTTGTTTGTTTTACATCAATAAATAAATCCTGAACATCTTCAAGTTCCATTGTCATTACGTTTGCAAACGTATCAAATGCAAGTTGTCTATCAACAAGAACTTGTTCTTTGGTAGTAAGCTTTTTGCCTTCTTCAATTTTTGTAGCAATATCCGACATCACTTGAGGGTCGAGAGTATCTTGAAGTTCTTTAAGCTTTACGAAGTCTTGTTTTTTAACCGCTTCTAAAACTGCTTTTACTTGTGCAAAATAACTTTGTCCTGCTGCATCTAAACCTGCTGACCTTCTTTTTCCTGAATCCGTTTTTATAGTTTTAGCTTTCTTCTTAACTAAAGCTATAATCTTATCAATCGTTCTGTTCTTTTCGTTGTTCCTTTCAATCTGAACATCCTTCAATACCTCAGAAACTTTTCCTACAAAGTTTTCCGGTGTAGTTGTGTTAATGGTTTTTAGTAATCTATTTATAACTGCATTACTGAAGTTTTTAGATTTAGGCAAAAGCTTACGAATAACCATACGCATTCTTCTTTGTGCATCTGTGATGTTGTCTTTACTAATCTTTCTTTGCTTAAGATTGTTTCTTATCTGACCTATCTCTCTCGAAACGTTTGCATTACTTCTAATACCAAGTACTCTGTCAAATGCCACCAACAGTTCATTTTGAATCTGTTCAGTTTGAACCTTAAAGATTGGACTCTGTTTCATTTCTTCAAAAGCCTTTTGTCTTATCTCTGAAAAGCTTTTAATTCTACCTGTCGAGTCAAATGCAAATTTATTTACAATGGTTCTTACGTCATTGAATAATTTAAACCCAACCTTCGCACCTTGTGCAACGTCTCCAAAAACTCTTGGCATTTCTAAGTCTAAACCAAGTTCTACTTTCATTGCTGCTTTAATATCAGTAGCAGAGAACCCTCTGTTCTTAAGCACCACTCTTATAGACTCATCGTTTATTCCGTCATTCCTTCCCTTTCGAACGATACTGTCTATAGACATCCCTGAACTAAACATAGCTTCGGGATTCTTTAATGCCTTGACTTGATTCTCCGTCATCTTAAGTGGCTTACCTGCAAATATATCCGCAAGTGCAGTCCCTAAGAACGCATCGAGAGTTAAATTTTGAATCTCTTCTGCAGATAAATCTTTAGACATTTTGAACTGAGCCTTGATATAGTTCCACATACCAATCAACCATTCTTGAAACTCAGATTTAATAGACCCATTTACAATAGTCTCACCCTTGTTACCAATAAGAATAGCCATAGTTTCTCTTGTGGCTTTATCTACATCACCGTCAAACTTTTCTAATTGTCTTTTAAACTCTTCGGTTTCTTGAACAACCTCAGCACCTCTGTTGTAAATTTCTTTACCTTTCTTGCTCGTCTGTAAGTAATCCGTCCAAACGTGACCCATCTCGTGTATAGATGTGTTGTATAAAGAAGACTTAGTATCGTGTACCTCAGGGTTAATATAAACGTCCCCGTCTACTGTTACCCCATATATAATCTCATCGCCCTTTAGATACGCTCTAACGTTGTCCTGAGACATTACATTGTTGAATGTATCTACGTCTGAATTAATAACTACAGACGGGAACGCTAAGTTCATAAAAGCATTAAGCTTAGTAGACTCATCAGGATTAATAGCTGCCACAATACCAATGTAGTCCTTGTCGGGGACACCAATGCCGACTCCTGTGGTTTGCGTTCGTTTTGTTTTAGCATCAAACTTGTTACCTTTTTCTTCTGAGGCAACCATTTTAGCAATTATCTTTTCGAATGCCTTAGGGTATACAGTCTCCATAGATTGTGGATTCTCAAGTATACCTATTGACCTACCTCTAACCCCATACTTATAGTTTGGGTGTGTTGTTTCAATTACCCCGGGATTAAGAACATCAACTCCTACTAAAGCAACAACGTTACCAATAGGTACATTCTTTAGTTGTGGGTCTGTAAGTAGATTAGTTATTTGTGCTAAGTTCAACTTAATCGCATCACTCTCTACACCTTTAAGAAGTTCTTTTACCGTAACCTTTGTGCTTTTAGTAACCCCTCCAACCTTTGTTTCTTTAGCCTTGGCTTCCTGAATTTTACTTGAAGTTAAATAACCAACCAACTTTGCTCTTGCAGGAAGAGACATAGTCTCTACAAATGCAGGTGTAAGTGCTTGGTCTATAGTCGTAACCTTACCGTCTCTAAGTCTTTGCAGTAAGTCTGTAATGTTTTTTATATCTTTTTTGTTAGTAGCGTTTTTCTTTGGTATGGCATTTAACCTTACCAAGTCTGCTTTCATTTGTCTTTTTAAAACAGGTACGGCTAACTTTCTATTCTTAATAGGAAGAGATGATACGTTATCTGCTAAGACTCTAACAACTGCTTCGTTAGACTTCATAGCTTCCTGCCCCATCTTAACAATGTTCATAGGAACTAAACCATTGTACTCAGGATTATCTGCCCAAAACTTTCTAAATATAGCTTCGTTGTTTTGAAAGATTAACTCTGCTCTATTAATAATTGTTTTAGCCTCTTTCTCCTCTACGTTTGCCCAAGCTGCCTGTTCGTTTCCTACTGTTCCGTTAAAACCAATTGCACCTTTAAGTTCACTTATAACATTACCTGTTGCCGGATTAGTTACAGTACCTGTAGTTAGTTGGTCTGTAATGCTAAACATTGTAGGTACACCTTTAATAATTTTAAGGTTAGTTATTTTTAATGGTCTATCAGTACGAGAGTTTAATTCTTCAACATCAATTTTATCTGATGTCATTTCCTCCGGTGTAATCTTAACGTCAACGTTAGGACTTTCCTGTGCATTAATAGAATTTGTTACCGCATCTTCAGCTTCTTGTTTCTCTGTTTCATTGGTGGTTTCTTCTATCTCTGTTCTGAAATCAACCTTAGGCTTCTTACCTGACTCTTCTTGTTTAAGTGACTCCTCAAAATCTACAGACTCCTGAACGGTTACAGACGTATTATCTTTTGACTCTACATTATTAGACCTTTCTATTTGTCTTGGTGCTCGTCCTTCTATTTGAGGTTGTGTCTTTGAAGACACTTCTTCTGTAGTTGTTGTAACAACACCCGTTTCTTCTGTAGCCGTTGGAACAATGCTCGTTTCTTCTGTAGTCGTTGTGGTTTCTTCTTGAGTACCTTGAGTACCTTGAGTACCTTGAGTACCTTGAGTACCTTGAGTTCCACTGTTCTCAGTACCTCGCTTCTTGTTTATGTTAGCTTCGGCTAATTTATTGGCAACAAATTGAGCAACCTCGTCATCGTTATCTATTGTAGCACTCATACGAGTCAACTCGTAGGGAGACATATTATTAATAAACTCAATAAACTCATTTTTCGTTACTTGTTTTACCCTGCCAAATCGGCTTGTCTTTATTTTATAAGATGCCAATCCTTCTCTAACATCACTAATGTTTGACTGTTCCCCAACAGAGAACACCCCTTTACCTGCAAGAATTGTTTGCTCATTTAAAGGTTTAAGTTCTCTTGTTGTAATTATGTCAGCTAACTCTTTGTTTATTTCTGAAACCTTATCGCTAAATATTGATTTTCTATTTGTGGTAGAAGTCATCTCTTCTTTTGCGGCAAGTAGTTCCATTACCCTTGTCTCTACATCTCCGTTTCTTTTTACTCTTTGAAACGCTCCTGTGTTTTTAAGCAACTCTCTTGCAGTTCTTCTTAACCCAACGTTCATTTGAATACGTTGATTCATTTCAGGGTCAATCTTACCAAGACGTTCCATATTATTTGCCCAAGCAGAAATTTTAGTTCCTGAAGACAACTCATTAGACATAAACTTAATGTCAGTAAAGCCTGATGCCAACTCGACATTATTTTTGCTTCTTGCTTGTAGTGCAAGGTTAATGCTCATATTGGATGTGTTACTACCTGTAGCACCACCCATTTCTGCCATAATATCTTTGATGTTTATTTCATCACCAACATTTATTTGTGCAGCTAATTCCCCAAATCCTTCAGCTATTGGGTCAGCTATCATACGCTCTGCAGCAAGTGCACCTATTCTTGCAGGAAGACTTGCAGTTCTTCCAACTCTTATAAGATTACCTGCGAGTCGAGCAGTTAATAAGTCTACAATAGCAATTGGAATACCTCTTTTTAAACCACGCTCTTTACCTAAGTCCCACACCCCTTGGTCTTGTAATGCCTTCTCTACAGATTTAGGGTCGGTTATATCATAACCTTTAGTTGTAATAGCTGCAAGAACTTCATTGGTATATTCCATCGCTAATTGTGTAGCCGCAAATCCTGTTCTTAAACCCCAAGTTAAACCTGTTACTGCTCCTGCTCCTGTAGTTACTACACCTCCGGGTCCTGTAACAAAACCTGTTGCTCCAATAGCTGCACCTGTTCCGGCACCTGTTGCTGCTGCAGTAGGTATTATCTTCTTACCATACGGAAGCATCATAGAGATACTGTGTGCCGCTAAAGAAGTCGTCCACTCAAATGGGTCGTCTAAAATAACATCCCAATTTTCAGCCATATTAGTTGTCTTCTCCCATCGACTCATAACCCTTGACCTTTTCTCAGGTTGAGCATTCATATACTCTACAATTGACTCTGCCATTCTTGTAGTAGACTCAGGGTCGTCAAGGTCTATACCACCCATAAACTGAGGGTACATTGTAGCGGCTAAAATTAAATCACCTGCTTGACCTACATTGTTACCTTCTGCTATAGAAGTTTTAAACCCTTCCCAATTTTCTGCATACTCTCGTTCTGCAAATTTATCGTACTTCAAGTCAAAAAAAGTTGTAGCATTTTCATATGCATCTGCGGCAATGTTAGACTTTAATTGTTGTGCACCGTACTCAAGTTGAATTGATTTTATAATCTGTTCTTCCCTTTTATCTTTTGGTTCAACCAATGATAATTCACTTGGGTCAACACCAAAGTACCTTTGACTTTTTTGACTGATAAGTTTCTCTGCTTCTTTGGCAGCAAAGTTTACTTTAATAGCACCACCTATACTTTGTTGTCTTCTTTTTTCAAGAAATAAATCAGCATCTTCTCTTACCTTCATAGACTTATCGTCAAGATATTTGTCCTGTAAGGTCATCCTTATACGTCCTGCCTCATTGTACAAGTCTTTACTGTCACCTCTTAGCTTCCCGTTAATATAAAACTTGTCACCGTATAGTGCTTGGTCTTCAGCAGACAATGATGTTAATCTAAATGGTGCCCAATCTAAAAAGGCTTCATCAGACTTTGCTTCTTCATAATCAAATAATAGTTTTCTCTCTGCTTCGTAGTTGAGACCTTTTTTATTATAATAACTTTCTATTTCTGCCTCAGCAGTTGAAACATCTTTCCAACTTCCTTGAGCAAATGCTTCTGCCTCCTCTTTGGTGTCAAACTCAAACACCTCGTTTCTTTCTCTTGATAATTCTAAAGCCTCCTCAAAACTTAAGTCTTCGTGCCACCACATTCTGTCTGATGTGTAATTGTCAGGGTCAATGGGGTGTAGCATAGGGATAACCTTATGCTTACCATCTTCCTCAAACGAGGTCATTCTAACAGTTGATTCCGAACCGTCTGAATTTTTCAGTGCAATATCACGCATTGTCTTTGCCTTGATTGCTTTCTGAACGGTGGAAGTAATTGGTTGTGCTTTCTCTCCTGAAAGATTATTTTTTATAAATCTTTTTAGTTGGTTTGCTCCGCTTACTTCACTGCTTGAAAAGTAAGGGTCTAAATCTATTGTAGTCTTTGTGAATCCATCAGGTGCAACAACTGATACATTGTCTCCAATTCCTGATTCGCTAAATGTAAATCCGTACTTTTTAAATTTCTTAATCAAAAAAGGAACAACATCTTCTTCTTCCTTACCTATAAGGTCAGCATCTATTCTTGCTATTTCATCTTTAAAAATAGGGTCTTGCTTTATTTCTAATATTTGAGCGTTTTTTATTGCTTTGGCTTCTGCCTTCGCTGCTGCTTCTTGTTTTTTTCTTAAATCTAAATCAGGTTTTTCCTCAGAAATATTTGCCTTAGTAAAGTCGTTGTCTACAAACGTTTGTGCGAATGCACGGTCAATCTGACTTTGTTCAGGGTACATCCCTATGCTTCGAATAGGGTCTCTATATCCATCCTCACGGGTGTCTACTGCAGGACCCGGTGCTGAAGGGTCATAGTTAAATGTGGAAGGGTCGAACTCAGGAATGTCTGACAAGTCCGAAGAACCATCTTCCAAAGAACCATCCATACCGTCTTGTTCCGGTTGGTCTTTTTTTTTTACCTGTGCTACTCCAAAATATGCTCCAAAAAACTCAGCTTCATTTAAGTCAGTCATACCCTCACCTTTAACAAAGTTAAATACATCCTTAGCTTTATAAGGGTCATTGCTATATGCGGCATTAAACTCTTCAAGTGACAAATCAGTTGCCCCTTGTCCTTTTATATATGCATATAATTCTTGCAGCTTCTCGTTCATCTTATTATCCGTTTAATTTTATTTTCCCTTGTTTCTTACTTGTTCTTGGAGCAGACTTTACTGTTCCTCTCTTACCTTGAACTTTAATTGCTTTATCCTCAACAGATGTATTATTCATAGACAATTCATAAATACTGTCATAGAATGTTTGTAGTGCGGCTGCCGTTGGTTTATCGTCAAATAGGATTGAACTAACAACATTGCCATCTTTATCTTTAATTTCTATAAAGTCAGCATTGTCTGAGGATGTAACCGCAGTAAAGTTACCTGATATACCCGGTATTTTTGCCATCCATTGTTGAACTTTTGGTAAAGAAGCATCTTCATCATCCTCAATAATCATTTTCGAAGGTGGCTTGATGTTTCTAATTTCTCTCTTGAACACTACATCAATTGCTTCTTGCTGAGGTGCAGCCTCTCCTGCACTAAACCCTACAGATGTTGAATTAAACTGTCTCGTACCATCGAACTTAGATTTTTTAAGGGTAGCATCTACATCTTTTATTTTACTCTTGTCTCCTAATATTTTGTTTACGTTACCTTTTATGAATGATGCTTGGTCTACTTGTGCTCCTGCATCATCTGTAAAGTTAAGCGTTTCAGTTCTGCCATCTGAAAATTCAACAACAACTGATGCTCCATCTCTGTCAAAAGAAACAATGTCATTATTTATACTTCTCAAGAAATCTTCTGCCTCTTTAACTTCTGTATCATTACCATACCAAAGTTTAGCAAAGTTACCTACTACAGATTGTTGTTCTGCAGCTAACTTTCTATTTGCATCTTCAGTTGTTGTTGCAGGTCTTGATTGTTCTTTCATTTTTTGAGTAGACACCTCATCAATAGTGCTTATCTGCATCTCAGCTTGTGCTGCTAAACTTCTTGCAGCAACTGCGTTTTGTTCGTCAGTCATCTCTGTAACTGTACGACCATTCTCATTTTTCAATAAGATTATATTTTGTTTTCTTTTACCGTTAGCATCTAATGTATCTGCCTCGTCAAAAGTAGTGGAATATATCTGTCCATCAGGTGTAGATTTATTAAAGTCCATCAATATAGATGCCCCATTAAAAGACTTACCCTGCAGTTGGCTTTCTGCCCAAGTCTTTCTTGACTCATCCCATAGACTTAATGCCTTTAAATCACTTGGCTTAACACCCATCTCTAACGCAGTAGCTTCTAATTGTTCATCAGTCATATCATTGAAGCCACCATCTCTGTTTCTAATATCAGATATCTTTCTGAGTTGACCTGAACTTAGCGAGGTCCCCATACTTATAACGGTTTGAACTACATCAGTTCCTAATGTAGATGTCCAATCTTTCGCTGCTGAAATGACATCATACTTTGTGATTTTAGTTTTAATTCTGTTCTTTAGGTTTTGAACTGACACCAAGTTATTTCTGTTTGGGTCAAGTATCTTAGGACCGGAAGGGTCGTCAGGATTTTCTATGAGTTTACCCATAGAAACTAATCCCGTTTCAGGATTAATAACTAACTCTGAATCATTAAAGTTAGAGAACCCTTCAACATTTGCCATAATCTCTAAGTCAATATTTGATAGTTGGTCTCCATAAGCCACATCATCACCAAGCAGTGCCATTTTAGCTGAGTACTCGTCATTGTAATCTTGAAGCAAACTAAAACCTTGGTCTGTTCCATCGGTAATGTTTGCTCTCATCATTGTATATTGTCTTGGACTAAGCTGACCTGACTTTAATAAAGTTTCTTGCATTAACATTTGTTTCTGCAATTTTTCAGAAAATCCTATAGCATATTTATTTAACTCGCTATTTTCTCCTTGTGGAACATTGTTAAGTACACGCTGATATTCACGAGAAGCCTCGTCAATAGCGGCTTTCTTTTCCTCTCGTACACGGACTTCTTCATTAAGCATATTGTTAACATTGCTGCCAACTTCTGCCCAATTAATGTTATTGTCATTATTCCTTTCAACGTACTTATATGCTGTAGCCATTCTTTATTTTTTATTGTGTTCCTGCCGGATTTCCAAGGTAAGTAGCAAAAGGGTTTTGATACGCTTGAACGTATTGGTCATTTTGAAAAAGCATATTGCTCTGACCGGGTGTAAGGCTCCTTTTATATTGCCTAAAGTCTCTATTAGTCATATTTGCAATTGCATTAGGGTCGGTAAAGGTTGCTCCGTTTCCTGCTGCTTTAAAAGCTGCTGCATCTATATTATCAATTCCTCCAACTGCTGCCCTTTGGTTAGCCGTGTTCTGACCATATAAAGGAACAAACGCTGCTGCTTGTTGTGCAGAATTCATTATCCCTTGTATTCCTTGTTGTTTAGCTTGTTGTGCCGCTTCTTGTGCGTTCGCTGCCTTTAATTGATTTCCTGCAACCTCTTCTAAGTCTAAAGAAACATCTAAGTCTCTAAGCCTTGAATCCTCTTCTATAATTGCATTTTCAATGTTAGTCATTTCGTCTGCCATAGCACCTCTTACATTTGCTTGACCTGCTTGTTGTGCAGCATAGACTCTACCTGCAGTTGTAGCTGAACCTCTTTCACTCGCCATACCTGACTCGGTTGCCATAGCACCCTGAACCAATAAAGCTTCTCTTTCGTTATCGTAAGCTTCTTTTTTAATAGACATTTGTTCGGCAAAGTTTACATCAAGTTTCCCTCGTGCTTCTGCCATTGCTTTATCAGCATCAAGTTCTGCTTGTTCTTGTGCTTTTCTTTGTTTACTTGCTTGTGAAAATGAAGCTACAGTACTCCCTACGGATACCGCTAACCCCACTGCCGCTATTGCCGTTGCTGCTGCCATATTATAAATTTTTTATCATTTCATAAGTGTTAGAATCTCCCTTAACATAACCTAAGGACTCAAAAGTATTCATCAAAGATTTGTGTTTCAGTAATGAATAACAATACTTTGCTCCTTGATTTTTACTTATATTGGTTAGTGTTTCTACTAATAGACCCATCGCTTGTTTCCTGTGAGGTTTCTTTCTATATTCTTTGTTTGATACCAAAAACTCAATTAGTGCAACGTTTGAATTTGTGAGGTATATAAAACCTGCACATACCGGAGTTTCACCATCATAAATCATCATACCACCTTTGCCATCATCAGGTAAGAAGTCTTTTGGAGGAGGTGTCCAACCCCAATCTTCCCACCACTTTACAAGGGTGTCATCGTAATCATTAGATTTGAGTATTTTAATATCGAATATCATTGACAACAAAGATAAGAAATTTAAGGGAATGATTTCATCACTTCGCTTTCTACTGAAAACAATTCTACTTTCTCAGTATTGTTATTAGTAAGTGTGAACACACCATAGTGTCCAAGAATACCGTGAGACTCAACTACTGAGTTTTTTATATATAACATATATTCTGTAGTTGTTGGTGCCGGAGCACCAATTGTATTGTCTACCACTATCTCGTTTATACCTGCAGGGAAGTCTTGGTTTACCTGAATAACTCTTCCCAATAATGTTGGATTAGGGTTGCCAAAATAAAGCATATCTCCATCGTTGTTAAGAGTTGTTCCTACAGATATTATATTACCTATTGGCATTGTAACAGGAAAAGAAACTGTTGTTGTTGTACCTGTAACCACAATGTTAGCACTCGTCCCTATCCCATTTAAAGAACGTAGAGCGTACTCGCTCAGTTGAGCAGGAGTAGTTCCATCGTTTCTTACAAAAGCAAAATAAGAACCTTCTTTTTTAGCGTACCAAGGTGCTAATATAAACCCATCATCTTGTTGGTCGCTAATAAGTATAGTTCCCCAACTATCATCTCCCTCTAAGTTAATTGTTTTAAATAGTTTGTTCTCTAAAGGAACGTCATTAAATACCGACTGCATCACACTACTATAGTTTACACCATAATATTGGTTTCTAATAGTGTTTGTGTTGTGACGATAAAGGTTACCCCCTTTAAATGTATAGAAGTAGTTGTTCATACCAATCATCCAATCTGCAAAATAAGAATAGAAAGATGGGAACCCTTTTATACCATTGTCATACGTTACCGTATAGTTTTTGTTTTTATCTACTTGATTACTCATATTTTATATTTTATGGACAGTGCACTGTGTCATCACAATCTCTTGCAATAAACCCTTCTTGTTGTGCGTTTGTTGCTACTCCTGTAGCGATACTTGTAATCGTACCGCAATATGTTGTTGACGGAATTTCTTGTTGTACCAAGTCTATTCTTTTGTATTTAATAACTTCTCCGACAGTGTTTGTTCCAAATCTATCATTGAATGACCATAATCCACCACCTTTACAATCATCTACCGTAATAACATCACAAGCATCATTTGTTCTTGCTACAACAATTCCAAATGTTACTTCATAAATATAACCTGTAGGATGTAAATACCAACCATCTGCAACAGATGCGGAACCATCTGCATCTGCGAAAATATAATCGTGAATATTTACATTCCCTTGAGTAGACGAATTGTTTACAGGGACGTGATAAACATATTGGTCAAGAACTGCCGAACAAATAGTATCACGATTCCCATTACCTGCGAGTAAGCGTGGTATCTTAACGGGACACTGAACGTCAATACTCCAAGCAGTACCACCACAAGGACCAATAGCATCAATAGATATTGTTGTGGGTGACACATTAGGTTTTGGCACAACCATAACGCAATTCCCCGGAGCACCACCTGATGTTAACTGATTTTGATTAGCATTAATAACTACAGTTTCTTGAAGACCTGAGTTAACAAACCCACTTCCTGAATAAGTAAAAACAGTTAGGTTGGGATAGGTACCCTCTATAGAACCTGCTTGACAATTTCCTTGAGACCCTGTTGAACCAATGTAGGTTGCCACTGTTGTAACAGGAGTACCTGCATTGTTTGCCTGTAAGTATCCAAAGTTCGGAGAACTTAACTTGTTGTATGTAGTTCCGTTGTATGTAGCTATAATTCCATCGGGTACCGATTGAGGGTCGAACTTTATGATTATCGCACCTGTATCTGTTGCCGTTCCACCCAAGTCAATATCTAATCTGTACACTCCTGTACCGCCTGATGCGGATATAGATGTACCACAAGGAGTAGCACAACTTGGACATACTTGAGGAGGTAACAATTGACAAGTGCTTCCTGCAAACACTTGCTCTCTTGATATGCTACCGTCAGAATAAAACGCAGCAGGAGCACAGTTAGTTAGTGCAGCATCTGTGTATACTGCAGTTGAGTTCTGTAGTGTTGTTCCGTCTATATAAAAATTTGCCATATTATTTTATTTTATTAAGTAGGAGTTTCTTCACACCCACAACAAGAGTCAAGTAAACTATCACTTGAGCACAAGTCTATTAAAGTAGGTTTCCTTAAGTCCCACACTAAGTATAAGTAATCACCTGCATTGCCTGAAGGCATTGTAAAAGTAGCCTCGTAAACATTTGGTTGACCCGTTGTGTCAGTTGTTAAAACATTACACTGAGGTATTAAAGAATTTATTGACTGAGGAGTGTTTGCAAAATTATCTGCACTTCTTAACCATCTAAATTTATTAGTAGGATTGTCCCAAATTGCTGAATCGTTTTGGAATTTATTCCAAACCATTCTTACTGTTGAACTTGTTGTTGGTATAGAGCCTTGACCTTGCAGACCTGTTACCGTATTGTAATAACTAACCACCGGGTTCCCCGAGCCTGAATCAAAGTTTACAAGAGTAGATGTTAAAGGAGAAATAAATGTCCCATCAACATATCTATATTGTGTGTGTATATTCAAACCTGCTTCGTTAGCCGATGTAGCTACTACTTCAATTACTGTTATCTCTGTAGCCTCAGGACAAGGAACGGTTAAGTTTAAAGTAACCGATTGAGTTGAAGTAATAATTACTGTTACTTCAGTTACACCAACGAGTGATTTTTGTATAGTTAAAGAACCACTTGCGGACTGACCCGTGGCAGAAGTTGTTATGCCATTATATATTACATCAACATCAAAAGTACCACTAACACTTGTAACATTCCAAGCTACAACTACGGGACCTAAAACATCTCCCATTTCAAAACAAGCATCAAAAGTGTTGTTAGGACTTAACGTCATTTGCTGAGAAATCCCACACGCAAGACATTGTTTGTCAATTGGTATTAAATCTTGATTAGATGTAATTACATACTCATTCATATAGGGGTCAAATCCACCTAACTTTTGAGTTTCAAACTGAGTGTTAAATAAGTCTCTAAACCAAGTTCTCATCCCATAACCTGAAATGGTTTCAAGGCTATCGTTTGCGTAACTTGTTCCGCTTAGTTTTAGAACCGCACCTCTTTTAGCATCTGAAAAGTATTTGTCTGCACCATACTGTGCAAAGCTTTCAGGGTTATGGCTAATTCCAAATTCTTCAATTCTTGCTACCTGTGTTCCAAGCACTTCGGGAACTGACTGAAGTAAGTTACCTGCACCTGCATCGTTAAGTATGTTTTTACCTGACAATACATAAGATATCTTATCCTCTTGCAGAGTCAATACATCTGTCTCTCTTGCAAAAAGTTTTTGTATTGGACCGAAAGACTCTTCTAAAGGTTTAAAGTTAAGTAGACCTCCATTAAATTCGTTTAGTCTATTGACATTAGATTCATCGTTATAAATACCACTGTATGTTATATCTGAAAATCTATTTACCTCTGAATAATCTAAAGCTTGTGTAGATGTAACTCTATTCCCAAGATTAAAATCTTTCCCTATCGCACTATCTCTTACCTTATAACTTTCAACTCCGTTTCCAAAAGCATAACAATTAAAAAGACCTGTATCACATATTGCAGGTTGACCTGAAGAAAATACTTGACTCTGTATGTTTCCGAGGTGTGTTCCTGTTGGTATTGAAACTGAACTAAGAGTTACGTTTGCCGGATTCGTTGGAGGTGTAGATGCACTAATTGATGCAGTACCACACTTCCCTGCAAAGTTTACCGTTGTAGGTCCGTTTATATTGTTTTGAACTAATATTTGTTGAGGTAAATTGTTAGTGTCTGTATAATCAAACACAACATCATTACCATCATTATTGACAACAGTAAAGTTACATACGTCATCGCCTTTAACAATTCCAAATGTTTTAGACCCTTCATACCAAATATCAGGTGATGAATCTAAAGGTTCGCTTTCCCAAATTATAGTGCTTTCTGCTCTAAATACTGTAATACAAACTTTTATTCTCGACCTTCTTTTTTTACTTCGACCACAGGCTCTTGTACCTCTGCTCATAAAAATTAACTGATTCGATGTTGGGTTCCTATAAAAACCAAAATAAATTGTACATAAATCTTGAGGCAGTACCGCAGAAGTTAACATACCTTCATATGATGTGTCAAAATCACAACCACTTCCCGGGTTACCAATGCTACTAATACCAAGTGCTAAAACATCATCAATGTTATCGCCTTCAAACCAATCATAAAAATTATCATAGTCCTGTGTAGCAGTTGCAGTTTTGTCTAAATTCCACCTTCTACCTTCACACTTATTACCTGCACCTCTTCTTTCAACTTCTATATTAAATACGATTCTTGAACCTGAAGGTATAGTGTAATCTGTATAAGTAGAACCTGCAATAAGTGGGTCTGCCCCCGTTAGGTTAACGTGATAGTCTACCTGAGGGTAATTACCGGAACCTTTTATTGTGGTTTGGTTACACCCATAATCTATAATTGCATTTTCGCCCTGAACTGTAGAGAATGAATTTGCTTTCATTTTCATATAAGTCCCTGACGGTATAGGTAGATTTTCTGTTGGGTCTGCTTCTGACGGAATATCAATAAAGTTTTTTTGTTTTGCATCTTTATCTAATACCGTTGAAAATACACAACCTGATGTTGCTCCATCTACGTCTGTCTTTACAATTAATCTCTGACCTTCTGTTATTTTAGCAGCATTTTCAGCTTGTAATAAAAAGTATGTACTACTATCTTCAGGGTCAGTGAAAAATATGTTTGAGTATATTGTTTCGTAAGTTTCTCTATCGGGTTTGATTACAAACTTATAATTTGCCGCCCAAAACGGTGCGACCTGTGAAGTAGGTATATTAGCAATAAGGCTATTTTGTGTATCAGAATCGTTACAAGAAAAATGAGCAGTATTGTATTGACTTACTAAAGCAGGTGTTGACCTATTAAAGTCATCCATATAAACAATGCCAACCTCGTATCCTCTGTTACTGTGTAGGCTTTCTCCTGCACCTAAAGAATTATATCCAAGTTCTATAAGAGTGGTTTTAAAATACTCTGTAACAATATTCGTAGGTGCTATAACATCAGGGGATGCATATTGAACTGCAGGAAACTTGAAGGTAACTGTGTTAGACCCCGGTGTCGTTTCTAATATAATTGCCTGTGTAACGGCAGATATACCACTTTGATATATTAGTTCCGTTCCGTCTAAATCAGGTTTCCATAAACGGTTAAAAGAATCCGTCATTGTACTTCCTTGGTCTCTTGTTGCCATTGGCTGAATATTCCCACCCGGCAATGAAGTACCTAATTGACCCGTTGTTATTGAACTTGTCGCCCACTCATAAACACTGTTGTATTGCTGCTGAACATTAAACGTAAACTGAAGACTCTGAGGTTCATTCGTTTCTACAGGAGCAGTCCCTCCACCAAATGAATCGTGCTCAAAATCTATTAAAACCGTAATTGTTGCTCCTTCTATAAAATCTACTGTACCTAAATCAAAAGAGGCTCCTGCATCTACAATAGTCTGTGCTCCGTCAATACTATAATTAACATTAACACCATTTCCATCTATCTCTGTATCTTCAAAATCCTTGCTCTGTTTTGTAATCGTATAATCAAAACGCACAGGATTCAAGTCGGAAGTCACCAAGTTGTATCCTTCGGTATAATTACCATACATAAGTCTGTTGCCCATTAAGGTTTGTGCCTTAGCGAGTAAAGGTACATTGTCATACAACCTTAATATTTCTGCTTCAGGGAGTATTGTAAATATCTTGCTATTTGTAAAAGTATATGTTACGTCTTGATTGTTAGAATAACCTTGGTCATTTTTATCAAGTTTTTCTATTACTTTTATTACGGGAGAAGTTGCTTCTTTAAAGAGTAAATCAATACCTTTTACTAAAGGACCTCCTGTATTAAAGGTGACTAAAGCCGTATTATATAAGTTAGTCATCCCCTCATTCAAATAACTCTCACCTGAAAATAGAAAATCCTGAGGGTTAAATGCAGGGTCTGTAAATTGAGATATGGCTGAATACTCATCGTCATCATACTTATATCTATATCCAAAACAAATAAACCTTTCTTCTAAAAAGTTTTCCTGAGTTCCTGTTTGAAGTAACTGAACTCCCGGTGCTGATAATGGCGGTTTTTTTATAACCAATATATCATCATAATCAAATAAATCTATACCTGATGCGTTAGGGTCAGCGTAGTTTCTTACTACATTTATTTTTCTTGGAGGATTAATATCATCTGTAAAAAATAATAAATTTTCTATTTTATTTATACCTGTAAATAAATATTGCTCATCAAAGTTTAAGGTGGTATTTACACCGCCTCCATCATCTTTGCTAATAACGTGGTATACAACGATACCATTATTAGAGTTCCAAGAAAGTATTAGGTCTAATTTACCTGTATTACTATCTGTAAACGCAGGGTCGTGAACCATCCAATAGATAGTTTCAAGTGCCCCGTCCTCAAACGCACCAATTGTCTTAGCACTCGAAGATAGAGATACTCCATTAACCTCTATATTTGTTAGCACAAGGTTTCCTTTAGAGTTTTCAATAACTCCAATTTCAGAACCCTCTGTTGAACCCATACGAATATTCAATGCATCAATGTACTCCCCGTTTGGAACGAGTCGTTCATCGACCATTTTATTCATTTTACCCTGAGTAAAGTTTCTTGTTATATTCGCCATATTACTTTAGCCACTTATCTCTACCCCTTAAGTTTTGCAATAGTCTTCCGGGATGAATGTTACTAATTCTGATTCTTGCATTACGCAACAATGCAGCTTTCTTTTTTCGTAGCCTTGCTACAATATACTCTTGAGTATTTAGCTTTGAACTTAGAATTGCAAACTCTATGTAAGCATAAATAAACTCTTCAAACATTTTGTTTACCGTCACTAATGAATCATCTCCATTTTCCATACCGTCTGATACATACTCAAGAATACAAAGTTCTCCCGACATACCCGAACTAAAGTTAATAACCCCTCCTTTTGGGTCTACCTTAAATGTAGGGTTAGCGTTAGCGGTTTCTGTATTTAAACCAAAACGTGCACCAATATTGTATCCAAAAAACCAATCCCCATCAATATTCCAACCTGAACTTCCGTTGTATTGCGAATTTTGATTTAAGTAAATTGACTGAGTTCCCCCTGTAATTCTGTCAAAATCAATGTTAGAGTCCTGTGGACTTAAAGCGTTACCGTCTAAGTCAAAAAGAATTCGACAGTTATTGTCTTGAAGATATGCAGAAGACCAATTGGTCTGAATATTTTCAGTAAGTGGCATAAGTAAGCCATCTCTATATAAAGAAATTCTAACCCAATTCACATAGTCAGAAGGCAATACATATCTTAATTGGTCACAAACACTTAATTCTAATATTTTAATTTCTTTAAATGCATCATAGTTTAATTCTTGAACGGCTCTTTTAGCGTGAAATAAAATCTTAAATCTTTCTTCGTTGTTTACAAGACTGTGGTTTCCTTGATACATCAACATAAAATTATTGACTATATCTTCAAGTGAAACATATTGATATGAACCCCAATTTGCATCTTCAGGTGCTACACCTCCGTTTTCGTAATACTGATACTGTGTTATATAACTCATAATTATTTCTCTTCTTGGTTATTAGCTTGTTCCTCTGCTCCTCCAAACTGTGCAACTGCTATCTCCCTTATTGACATACCTGCGTATTGAAGTATCTTGTTTATTAGATTTACCTCATCGTCATTTGGTAATTCAAAATCTTGATAGTCAGGTTGAGATGCATCAAAAGCAGGTTCACCGTTCGTCAACTGAACAAAAGTCCATTTAGGTACATAAGGAAACCTTATATACTGACAAACAATTTGACCTTTGTTTGAGATAGTAAACGGATAAGTTTGTGCCACCAAGTCCTCTTGTGTGTAAGCCGGGTACGTTAGATTAGGCTTAGTTAACAATGAGTTATTCAACATTGTAATTTTACTATGCGTAATTTTTTCTGCTTCCTTTTTCGTGTCTGCCCTATAT